CGCGCTGACGGTAAGGTTTCCAAATGGCAGCCAGATCATTTTGGGCGGTTGTCAGGATAGGGAGGAAGTTGACAAGTTTAGAGGCCCCGCGTATGGCCGGATTATTGTGGATGAGGCGCAATCAATCAAAACCTCGATTTTGGAGAATCTGATAGATGATGTTTTGGAAGCAGCAACCATCGACCTTAATGGAGAAATGTGGCTCTTTGGAACGCCGTCTGCGAGTGCAAGCGGTTATTTCCATGACGCAGACCAGCTCAAGCGTTCTCCCTGGAAAAGTTTCTCATGGACGTTATTGGAGAATCCGCACCTTACTGGGGCGCGTGAATGGTTGGATCGGCGGAAAGAAGAAAACGGATGGGAGGAAGATGATCCCACTTTCCGGCGGGAATACTTAGGGCAATGGGTCAGGGATGAAAACTCTCTGGTTTACAGTTTTTCGAAAAAGCGCAACCTGGTGGAAGAGCTGCCAGAAGTTGATTGGAAATATGGTTTGGGAATTGATTTGGGTTTCTCCGATGCAACGGCGCTGGTGGTTGTGGCGTGGTCTGATGAAGTGCCGGAAACTTACGTGGTGGACGTTGAAAAGCACCACGGGTTTGCTGTTGATGATATCGCTCGGCGTGTTAGATGGCTGGAAGCAGAGTATGGATTCGATAGGGTCGTGGCAGATACTGGCGGATTGGGAGTTATGATCATCGAGGAATTGAACCGTAGGCATTCGCTGAGTATAGAGGCGGCCAAAAAACGGCAGAAGCATGATCACATAGAGTTGATGAATGCAGATTTGAAGAAAGGAAAGCTGCTGGTTTTGGAAACAGAGGCAACAAAGGCCCTGGTTGATGAGATTGAGCTGCTGGAATGGGATCACATAGAGAGATCAAAGGGGAAATGGGTGGAAGCGGCATCATGTGAAAACCATGCTTGTGACGCGTTGCTTTACATCTGGCGCGAATCGCTCGGATTTTTACATACCCCAGAGGATCCGATTCATGTGGTAGGGTCGGATGGATGGTTTCAGGCCGAAGAAAGGCGTATGGAAGAGGCGGCCCTGGCGCAGATTGAAGATGAACCTAGTGAATGGTGGGAATTTGAACCTCAAATGGTGAACTGACATGGCAAAACCTGGACTTTATTCGAATATACACAAAAAGAGGAAACGTATTGCACGGCAAAAAGCTGCTGGAAAAACGCCGGAGAAGATGCGGCGGCCTAATAGCAAGGGCGCTCCGACTGATGCAGCCTTTAAACGTAGCGCCAAGACTGCCAAAGGGAACAAAAAGAGATAATGGCTAAAAAACCCAATCAAGCCGCTGCATCCTCTGGATATTGGGAAAATCTGCGCCGCCAGAGGCGTAGGGAAATAGAAGAGAGGGCGCAGATCCGCCAAGAGGGGATGAAAAACCTCGCTTTAGGCCGACTTTCGGGTGCTGCGGGTTTAAAAATGGACATTGCCGAGCTTTTGACGCCGCCGCTGGTCACTCCATCTGCATCATTGAAATATAAAGGCCAAAAACCGCCCACGCCTGAGCTAACTGAACCTAAAGATCAATTTGCTTATAGGCTGGAACGCGCATTTCCTAGTGATCCAAACCTAAAATATAAATATACCTCGGCAGATTTAGGTCGGCGGATGGGCATTTCACCAGCGGAGCAGATTGCCGGTGATGTAGTCGGACCAGGTGCGCCCGTCACTGCACTATCGAAAGGCGCAGCTGCTGCCGTGAAGGGTTTCAACCTTGCGGATCTTGGTGCTGCTGCTTCTGCCGTGGCAACTGGAATCTTTGCCGGAAAGCGTGCCAGGAATTTGCCGAAATTGAGCTATGACCGCGCCCTGGAAATGGATAAAGCGGGTCAAAGTAAGTATGAAATTTACGAAGATACGGGATTCTGGAAGGGTCCAGAAGGTGATTGGCGTTTTGAGATCGATGACACGGACATCAAATTTAAGCCGGAAGCTCTGAAATCCTTTGAGGAAATCATGGAGCAAGAGCTGCTGATCGGAGCGCCTGGGCAAGTCGAGGAATTGCAACGGGTTAGGTATGCAATGATAACCGATGTTGTAGATCATCCACAATTGTTTGAAGCCTATCCTGAGCTAGAAGAATATTACATCAAGGTCGATCCCAATCCAATCGGACGAAGAGGATACCAGACCCGCCAGGAAATGGTTCCCATGTCGAATGGAGAAATGCAGAGTCGGCCCGTGATCATGATACAAGCGCCGACACGGGACAGCGAAATATCACGGCTTGAAACTCTGATAGAAGGCAAAAAAAGGTATCTTTCCGACAAAATGGATGAGCTGGCAATGTTGGAAGGCCGCACAGATAGGAATGTAAAATTTGGCGAGGGTGATGTAGATAAAAAATTACAGAAACTAATCATTGATGAAGAAAAAGCCATTGCAGGAATTCAAACCCAGCTGCAAAGCCTACGCGATGGCGGCCAGCCAGATATACCGTTTACCACAAGATCCATTTTGACCCATGAATTACAACATGCGGTTCAAGATTTAGAAAATTTACCGCGTGGCGGAAATCCAGCAGCTGCGGAAATGCAGACTGAAACAGCAATTAAGCAGCTGGCAGAGCAAACAGGAAAAACTTTAACTGAAGTAAAGCAAGCCGTAGCAAGCAGAAACTACACGCTTTCTAAAGTCGCAGCACTTGACAAAATCCTATATTTGCAATTTTTGCAGCGTTTTAAAAACAGCGACAATCCAACCAGGTCGGCGCGGCTCATCAATAACAGCAGTTTAAATTATGAAATAACGCTAGGTGAAAGAGATTGGTTAGGGCCGCCACCAAGTCGTAGGAACATCCCTAAATATGGCGCTTATTTGAGGCGTAAGGCCGAGCTATACCAGGCCAAGGTGATTGATGACATTTTGAAACGTGAGGAATCCGGCCAAGGATATTACAACGCTTTCCAGGATGCACTGAATTCGGTGCTGAAATACGAAGACAAACGCGGAAAAGTCGATGTTTCTAATTTAAGTGTTAGAAATTACGATCCTCGGTTTATTGGAAACGCAAAATTTTATGAAGGTCGGCAAATCAGTTTAGAAAACAATGAGCGCCTGGCAAATCCTGACGAGATTATTCAGCCCAACTGGATGGCAATTCCAGAAAATGTTTTAAAGAACGCAATCAAGCGGCTTAGTAAGGAAGCAGATCAGTATTTAGGTGAGCAAAAAGTATTAAACAAAGTAGAAGATGCAACAAAGCGGCTGGAAAGACTGAAGCGCGACAACCCGTTTAATTACAGTACCGAGCTTTATTATAGGCTGGCGGGTGAAGCGGAAGCCAGGGCGGTGCAGAAGCGTTTTGAAATGTCTACCGAAGGCGTGGAATCTGACAAAATACCAACCGCCATGCAGGATTTTGGTGGCGCGTATGACCGCAACCTTGAGGATCTGGCATTTTATTATCCCCGCGGGCAAGTCCCTCGCATCGAAGCAGCTGCCGCCATCAATGTACCAAAATCCGACGTAGGTTTTACCAGCCCCGCGCTGCGCGTGATTATGGAAAGCAACAGGGAGCAGCTGCCAAAAGAGCAATGGCTGAAATTCCTGAAAGGCAACGGCGTGAAAGATGATGAGCTAGAATTTTCCGGCCTGGGCGAGTGGCTAAAGCAGCAGAAAGGCCAGGTCAGCCGTGCGGATCTGGAAGAGTATATGACCACGCAAAACCAGCTGAAGATTGAGGAAGTCGTTTATGGTGGCGAGCAACCAGATTATGACGGGTTGGTGGAAAGGTATGTTGAAACCAATAAAGATCAATATTTTATTTATCAAATGGAGGATACACCAGATCGATTTGCGGATGAATTAGCAGAGGGCGCAAATCCTAAAAATTTTGTGATTGAAGATCCTAATGGCGAGGTCATGTATAACAGGGGCGGCGATATTATGGCCTATGGAGATCGAAGCGGAGCAGAAGCAGATTTGGAATTTTTATTGGAACGCTCTGCCAATCAAATGCCAGAGGAAGAGTTGCTGATGCAGTTAGGAATTAAAGATGAAAGCGCAG